ATGGCGGAAATCTGCACGAGCGACTCCAGCAAGGCGGTCACGCTGTCGGTGACGCCCGACGGGATCGACCTCGCGGCCCAGGCGGCTGAGACGGGCGAGGCTCGCGTGCATTGCGAGCTCGTGGAAGCGGGGCATCCGGTGACGGTGCGGATCGACCCGCACTTCGCGTCGCAGTGGCTGGCGTGCGGATCGTTCGACACCGCCGAGACGGTGCGGCTCGAAGCGATCGATCCGCAGTCGGCGATCGTGCTTCGGTGCGGCGATCACTGCCGCACGGTCATCATGCCGATGGCTGCCGAGTGAACCTTCGCCTCGCGGCTGGCTGGTGGTCAGCCAGCCGCGAGGCATCACCAGAGAGGAGGCAGAGATGGATCTCGCCAGACTGATAGCACTGTGGGAAGATCGGACGCTTCGCACTGCGGAGATCGCCGAGCAGATGGGTATCGATCAGTCGATGCTCTACAAGCTCGCGGCCCGGCACGGGCTCGGGCGGCGCAAGGCGGCACGCAAGCGACCGAAGGGGATCGATGACGGCACCGACATCACTTGGCGTGATCCGACGCCGGCTGAGATCGACCGCCTCAAGGAAGAGCTCTTTCAGAAGCGGCTCGCGAAACTCCGCGTCGAGACGCCGCAGGAGACGGCCGAGCGGGTGCTGCGGGAGTTCGGCGAGGTCTACGCAGGCTGATGGCTGCACCGCTGATCGCACTCACCGGGGTGATCTACGCGGGCGTGTGCCTCGATCTCGCGTGGCGTGGTCGATACGACCTCGCGATGGCCTACGCGGGCTACGCGTTCGCAAACATCGGGCTCTACCTCGCGGCGAAGAACTGACCGCATCGTTGCCACGCGTGGCACGATGGCGGTATGCGGGCTCTGGCACTCATCGCCGGGCTGGTCGCGGTGGTTGCCTGCGGGGGAACCATCGAGGATACGATTCCCGACTCTCGCTACCGTGCATACGGCGAGCAGTTCGCCGCATACACCTGCCGGCTCGTCGGCGTGAACACCGATGGCAAGACCCAGGTCGGCACTTGCACGCTGATCGCTCCTCACTGGGCACTGACGGCGGCTCACGTTGTCGCCGATATGGGCGAGTGCGGCGTGTGGACGGCGGCGGGGCATCATCGGATCGACCGCGTATTCAAGTACCGGGACTACACGGGGAAGTTTGCCGAGCACGACATCGCCCTCGTGCATGTGGTGCGACCGTTCGAGCTCGCGTGGTATCCGCCGCTGACCGACGGGAGCGAGCGGCTCGGCGATGTCTGCACGGCGGCCGGCTACGGCGTGACGGGGCCGCTCTCGGTCGGGTTCGTGTCGGGCGACAATCAGATCCGAGCCGGGACGATGCGGCTGACGGCGGCGGAATCGAGCGTTTGGGTGTGCCAGATCAAGCGGAGCGGAAGCCCGCTGCCGTTCTGCATTGCTCCAGGCGATAGCGGCGGGCCGCTCTGGGCACGGGCGGCTGACGGTCGCACGGTGCTCGTGGGTGTGAACTCTTACACGGCGAAGCTCGGCCAGCCGCCGGTTCGCAGTCAGGTCGGCGAGGAGAGCGGGCATACCCGCGTGGCGTTGTACCTCCATTGGATTCGCGAGATCGCGGGCGAACTTGACAAGCCCTGCACTCTCGCATCATGCCAACCGCGATAGCGTTCAGCGTTCCCGGCGACCCCGTGCCGCAGCCACGCGCCCGCGTCTCGACCGTAGGCGGGTTCGGCCGGGCATACGTTCCGAAGTCGCACGCGGTTCACGCGTACCGGCAGTCGCTCGCCCAGGCGGCGAAGACCGCCGGCTGCGAGCCGCACCCCGAGCCGGTGAACGTCGTGATCGACTTCGTCTTCGCTCGCCCGAAGTCGCACCTCCGCAAGACCGGGCTGCGAGCGGGAGCCCCGATGCTGCCGCGATGCGACCTCGACAACTGTGCCAAGGCGGTACTCGATTCGCTCAACGGCGTCGCGTGGGATGACGATTCGCAAGTCGCGCGGCTGGTGCTGGAGAAGAGCTACAGCGTGGAGGGCCGCACGACCGTGCGGATCTCGTGATGCCTGAGGTAACGCTGAATGACGAGTTCGGTCGTGCGATCGCGGAGACGATCCGCCGTTGCCGGATCGAGAGCATGATCGAGATCGGCTCGTGGGATGGCACGGGCTCGACCGCCGTGATCGTCTCGGCACTCCGCGACGCCGCGAGCCCCCGGCTTACTTGTGTCGAGTCGGATCTCCACCGGCACGCCGCCCTGCAACGCGTGGTCGCGGGCTTGCCGTGGGTCACGACGGTCTGCCGGCCCAGCGTCTCGCGGGCGGCGATGACGCCGCAGACGTTCGAGGAAGTGTGGCGTGACCCGTACAACAACCTCGCCTATCCCGAGGCAGTCGTGCGGCAATGGTGGAACGAGACGCCAGCCGATCGCCCTGGCGAGCGTGGGTACCTCGAAACGCTGACCGATGAACGCTGGGATGCCGCGTTGATCGACGGCGGAGAGTTCTGCGGCTACGACGATTTCCGGCTGCTCAAGCATCGCGTTCGCGTGCTGATGCTTGACGATGTGTTTCACGCCTACAAGTGCAGCCGCGCCCACGCGGAGCTCGACATCGACGCGGCGTGGATGTGCGTCTGGTGCTCGGCGTTCGTTCGGAACGGGGCGGCGATCTGGGTCAGAACATGAACATCACCGTCTCCGCGTACAACCGACCCGAGTACCTCCAGCAAACGCTGGCGGCGTTGCGGTCGTGCTACGGCATCGGCGACTGCCGGGTGGTTGTGCTGATCGACCCATCGGATGCGTCGGCTCATTCCGCCGCCCTCGCCGCCCGCTACGGGTTCCATCACGGCGAGTACCCCGAGCGAATCGGCTGCAACCGAGCGATCCGCAACGCTCTCGCGTATGGGTTCAACGTCATGGAAAGCGAGTTTCATCTGCACTTCGAGGATGACACGGTGCCGACGCGGGATGCCCTGCGGTGGTTCGCGTGGGCTCGCGATCACTACCGCGACGATCCCGCTGTGATGAACGTCTCGGGCTACCAGAAGATCAGCAACGGCTGCCTCGATGAGTGCGGGCTGCGTCGCTGGTTCACGCCGTGGGGCTGGGGCGTGTGGCGGGATCGCTGGTTCGGGTTGCACCTGGGATGGGCGAAGGATGACGAGACCTCGTGGGATGTGATCGTGAATCACGCTCTGCGGGCCGGGCGGTACGAAGCATTCCCGACGGTGAGTCGCGTGCAGAACATCGGGGCAGAGAAGGGCACGCATGTGCCGTCGCCCGAGTGGCACACCGAGCATCACCGCGTCGCGGTCACGGCGGATGACATCGAGAACGGCGAGATGCCGGCGGCGTGGCAGGAAGTGCGGAGGGCTGATCGTGCAGATCACGGGTGAGATATGAATGAAACTGCTAGGCAATGCAGAGTCAAAGCGGAAGTGTATGCCGTTGGCGCAGAGGATACGTACCTGTATCCGCTGCTCATGAGTGCCGCCGACACCATCGAAATGCTTGAGGAGAAGGTGAAGATCCTTACCTCGGAGGCTGGCGTTCGCGCATGCGATGTAGACAATCTTGCTCAAGTGAGATTCAGCCTGAAAGAACTCTCGCGGAGAGTTTCGCAACTTCAATCAGAAGGCGATCAACTCTGGGCAGAGTTCAAGACACATCTCACAGACGATCCCGACTTTCCGCCTAGTCGGTGAGCCATGCCATCCATCAGCATCGAAGAAGTCGAGCGGCACGCCCCCGATGTGCTGCTGCCGCCCGACCCGGAGTTCGCGGAGGACTACGCGGAAGCGGTTCGGCTCGGGCGAGCGGCGGCGGCAGAGGCGAGCATCGCGATCGTCTTCCTGGCTCGCAACTCGATGCCCTGGCTACCGCGAACGCTCGATCTAGTCGAGAAGACCGGGGCGTGCTTCAAGTCGTGGAAGGCTTTCTCCTTTGAAAACGATAGCACCGATGACACGAAGGAAGTCTTGAAAGCATGGGGCGATCATGTTCAGCGCGATGTTTCTCTGAACATCAACCATCGCCCACACCTTTCTCATACGATGACGCGTGAGCGGACGCACGCTCTGGCTGAATACCGAGAGCAGTGCCAGCACTGGGTTCGCCACGGCGATCCCGTTGATTACGTCGCGGTAGTGGATTCCGATAGCTGGGGCGGGTGGAGCATCGACGGGCTTCTGACGAGCATTGCCCACATGGAGCGGAGCGATTGGTGGGGCTTGGCTTCCTACTCGTGGTGCGAACTAAACACCCCGAGCGGGCCGTTCCCAGCCGGGTACGATGCCTGGGCCTGCCGATGGACTTGGTGGAACCAAAGGTCGCACGATTGGTTTCATCACCTGCACTTGCCGGTCGGCTCTCGCCCGGTTGAGATGAACTCAGCCTTCGGGCAACTTGCCGTCTACCGAGCCGACGCGTATCTCAGGGGCCGCTACTCCGGCGAGACGTGTGAGCACGTTCCTTACCACAAGTCGATCGCCGAGCACCCCGACACGCAAGGTCGATTCGGGCTGAACCCTTCGAGCCGCGTGGTCAGTTTCTGGGTTCCGCGTGAACGCTTGTGATGCGGCTCGCGAGGGGGTAAACTAAACGAAACGGCGGCGGGTTAGTGGCCCGCCGCCGCTTCTAACCAACGTCCCCTATAGGAGTAGGAGAGATGGCTAAGGCTGACTCTACACAGCCGGGCGAGGAAGACAAGGAATCGGATCGCAAGGCCAGAAGACGCGAGTACCAGAGACAGTATTACCTCAAAAACAAAGAACGAATCCTGCTCAAGAACAAAGAGTGGGCCGCAGCCAACAGGGATCGCCTCAAGGCTTTAGGAAAAGCGAGCCGTGCATCCAACCGAGAAAGAGATGCAGATCGTCAGCGACGTTGGCGCGAAGCAAATCCTGAGAAAGTAGCGGCGGCACAGAAGAGATACAGGGAGAGGCACAGTCAATCCTTGAGTCAAAAGCGAGAGCTTCGCAGGGAAAAGGCTCGGAAGGCTTCGAGAGATCATTACGCTCGAAACAAAAGTTCGTACAGAACCCGCCGGCAAGAGCATCGAAAGCAGAACAGAGAGAAGCTTCTGGTCGCAAGCAAGGAATACTACGCCAGCAACAAAGACAAGGTTTGCGAGAAGCATCGCCAGTACAGGCAAGAAAACCGAGAAAAAACGCGAGAGCGAAATCGAGAGTACCAGCGGCAAAAGTGGCAAAGTGATTTTGCGTACTGGCTGAAAAAGACAGTCGGTCGCCGAATGCGAGATGCCCTGTCTTGCCAGTCT